ACGGTACCGTAAGTGGAGTTAATCAGCGTCAGCACTTCGGTCTGGGTTAGGGAAAGCTACGCGGTAATCCAACAGCCGGATATACCGACGAATCGGCTGGTATATCCGGTGCCGTTCAACACCATTTTCCCCTCCGGCGTGCCGTAAAGGTAGAAACTGATTGCACCGCTGTTGTCGGTGCCGCGCATGACCGCGCGGGAATCGCCGGACGGTCTGAAACCCTCCGGGATTGTCTCGTTGACGGACACGTTGCTGACCTGAGTGAAATTGCTTGTCAGCGTGATATACGCGCAGGCGGTGACGATACGGCCGACGCGAACCAGAGTGATATGCCTATCGGAGTACGGCATCTTGACTTGGCCTGTGACAGGGGTTAGGGAAAGCTATCGTTTCCATGTTGCCAGCCAGTACAGCCGGACCGGTTGCGCTCTGCCCCAGGCATGGCTGCGGTCGTCTCGCAGACGTACCTGAAAATCGCTGTCGCCGACGGACCAAATCAGTGGCGTGAAATTGTTCGTCACCGAGTCGTTGTTGTTTGGCGCGTAGGTGACGAACACGGCAAACGGTGCTGTGGAATGCCTGCCCCATTTGATCAATACGGCACCGTTCACGCTGGTCGAACCAATGAACATACCGGACTCAATATCAGGCATCTGGGTTAGGGAAAACTATTGCCTGTTCCAGATTGCGATCCAGCTTCCGAATATCGCGACCCTCCCGCACCAGCGGTTGTCTTTGGTGTTCCACAGGCGGAAGCGTATCTGGTTTACGTCGCTGGTACCCCAACGTTGTGCGGTGTACTCGCCGGCCTGGCCGAAACCAGTGCCGAACGGCCCAATCGTGTAGGCCGCGTAATCGGCTTTCTTCCCGTTTGGGGATTGGACGTTGATGTAGAATGTGCCGTCATCATTCGTGGTGATGGTATGGCCTCCGCACAGAATATACGGCATTCGGGTTAGGGAATCCCGTTCAGGCTATCAAGGCTCTCTCCCAGAGGCGTTGCGCGTCCCTCAACGCCGCGATATCCGGCTTGAGGTAGTAGCGGGCCGTGGTTTTGATATCGCTGTGTCCGAGCATTTTGCTCACGATGGCGATATCGGCTCCCGCCGCCAGAGTGTTCGTCGCCCACGAGTGGCGCAGGTTGCGTGCGGGCACGTGCGGCAGGCTATACCGCTTGCACCAGCCCTTGTACTGGCGTGCCACCTGTGGCGGGGTGAGCGCACCGATGAGTCGCCCTCCCTCGCGCGGCTTGAGCTCGCGCAGACGCTTGACCGCGAAGCGCGGCAACGGCAATGTGCGACGGCTCAATTCGGTCTTCGGCGGCACGACGACCTCATGGCCGCTCACCCATTGCAAACCGCGCTCGATATGCAGGACGCCTGCGCGCAGATCAATGTCACTCCACTCCAAACCGTACCCCTCTTCGGTGCGCAGGCCGCATGAGACGGCGCAGATAAGCCACGCCTCAAGCGGATGGTCGTAAAAGCCCTGCAACAGCGATCGCTGCTGACGGATGCCCAATATCACCGGCTCGTAATGCGGCTTGGCCGGCAACTGGATATCGCGTCTCGTGATATCCACGTCCAAGAGATTCCAGCGGATAGCCCGCCTCAGTATCGCGCGTAGTACGGCCCATGCCTTGCGCGCCGCGCCCGAACTGGCGAACCCGACGAGCCACTTGTCCACCAATTCAACGCTTATCGATTCCATCTGCATTGCGCCGAACCTCGGGGCCACGTGCAACCGCCACGCCGACTCATAGCCGACACACGTGGACTCACGCAGATTCGCCGTGCAATACGGCCAAAACCGGCCGTTCCAAAACTCTCGTAACAGCATTTTCAACCTCCGAAAACCCACACGCCCGTTGGCCTATCCAACGGTGACGAACGTGTGGGTTTTTCCCAACGTAAAGGAGTTTTTCCATGTCTTTGCTCGCTCACATCGTCGATTGGCTCGTGCCTTTTATCTGTGGCGGCGTGGCCACGGTTTTGGGCCTGATGTGGCGGTGGGGCAAAGCCATGGTCAACGGCCTGCGCGAGCTCCTGCTGTGCCAGTTGGAGGACCTGCGCCGGGAAATGGTCATCGAGCACGACGGAGTGGCGGACGAGGACCTCAAATCACGCTCCCAACGCCTCTACGACAGCTACCACAGCCTGGGTGGCAACGGGCACGGAACCGCTCTCAACGAGGACATCCAATCCGCGCCGATAGCGCCACGACAGTCCTGACCCACGACCGTGGGCCACAAACAATATCCATCCCAGAGAAAAGGGAAACATGGTCAACAATTTGAAACGTCATCCCAAGCCCTCGCTGCCGGACGAGCTTCGCCCGGACGTGCCCCCCGAAACAATCGAATCCAATAAGGAGGAACAGTAATGACCCAAATCCATATGGCCTTTCGCTGTTTGGTGTGGGTGGGTCTGTCAGGTGGTGACGGTGCTGAGGTCGAGTTTGCCGCAGGTCAGGTAGATCATGGTGCTGAAGTAGCCCATGTTCTTGAATCCGCGGGCTCGGGTCTTGACGTTCTGGATGACGCTGTTGAGTCCTTCGAGGATCGCGTTGGTGTAGGGGTGGTCGAAGTAGGCGAGGATGTCCCGCCAGTGGCGGCGTATCTGGCGGGCGAACTCTTTCATGGGTTCGAGTCGGGAGCGCGTCATCCACGAGCACAGACGCTTGAGGGCCGTCTCGGCCTCGGCTCGATCGGCGCTGGTGTCGTAGATGTCCTGGAGGGTCTCGCGCATCTGACAGGCGCGTCCGGTTTTCAATCGTTGCCGTTGCAGGCTGCGCTTGGTTTCCAATTGCAGGCCGGTCAGGTTCGATTCGTTCCTCAACCACAGGTACTTGGTCCGCTTGAGCAGCGCGTTGCCGCGGGCCTCCTGTTTGCGGACCTTGTCGACGGCCTCGTTGGCGTGTTTGATCACGTGGAACTTGTCGATGATTCTCGCCGCGTTGGGCAGCCGCTCGCGGATGCCCTTGGCGAACCCCAGGCTCATGTCGCAGGTAACCAGACGCACCCGGTCGGGATCGCCGTTGTGATCCATGAAATCCCGCGCGAACCGTTTGATCGTGGTCGAGTCCTTGCCCGGGACCACGCAGATTACGTTGCGCTCCACCAGGTCGGCGACCACGGTGATGTACCGGTGGCCCTTCCGGCTGGTCTCGTCGATGCCTATGGCCTCCACGCCCGTGTAGTCCTCGTAAAGCCTCGCCTCGTCCACGTAATGGCGGATGAACCGCCACAGGCGGGTGTCATGTTCGCCGACCTGCTCGGCGATGTCCGCGACCGGCTGGCTTTTGGCCAGCTCCACGACCATCGCCTCGAACAGGAGCGTGAACCCGCTTCCCGGCCTCGCCCACGGCACCGGGACCGCGTGCACGCCGTGGGCGGGGCACGTCACGCGCGGCACGCCCGCGTGAATGAACGCCTTGTACTGGAAGAAGTTCAGATGCCGCCACACGCGCTCCCTCGCGTCATGCACCGGACACGCGGCCTCGCCGCACCCCGGTTCCGGGCAGGGGAACCGCGAACCCGCCGCGAACCCGATCGCGATATGCAGTTCCCGTCTGCCGTCCTCCTCGTCACGGAACTCCACGCCCGACACCCTCCACGGGTCAGGCAGTTGCAGGGCGGCGGTGAACAACGACGTGGTATCCATACCCCCAAACTACCCGACCAGCACCACCACCCCCCGACCCACTCACCCACACCAAACAGCGAAAGGCCATCCATATTTCCATTAGGAAGCCGAAGACGGGCGGCTTGGACCCGGTCACCGGCCTGATGCGGTTCCGTCCGGTGCGTCGTCATTTCGACGCGGCGAAGAATCTTATTATCGCGGCCTCGTTCGACGCGGACTTGTCCGAGACGGGTGAGCTGACGGTTGACCTGCTGCCTACGACGCCCGCTTTCGTGTGGCAGGTTGTGGAGTTGGCTGATTCGCCGCAAGCGTACACGCGCTACGTCGAGGTGCCGGACTCCAAGACCAAGGTCGAATACGCGGACCTCGTGGAAGTGGACGCCGGCACGTTCGTCCCGAAGGACATGCAGGGCTCCCAATTGCTGAAGGTTCGCCACGCTTCCACCCAGTCGGAGGCGGAGACACTTTCCGCACAATACCCGGACGAGCTGGTGTTCTTCGACGAAACCGCCACGACCGCGAAGGCCGCTGCGGCCTTGAGCACGCTGGAGTCCATCACGGCCGAAGCTCAAACGAACGCCATGCTGGCGAAGAGCGCCATGCTGAGCGCCCGGTCCTCGGCTGATTCCGCGACCGCCACCCAGTCCGACCTTAATATCCTCGCGTCGAACGCCAACACGTTGGCGGCTAGCGTCGCCAATGATTCGCAGACCGTGGCCGACACCGCCAACGCGGTTGCGGCGAAGGGCGAATCGGCTATCGCCACCATCGATTCGACGGTGCAGGCGGTCAAGGACAAGGCGGAGGCTGCGACCACCGTACTGCCTTCCGCCGGCACCACCGAAGGCACCACCGACACCGGCACCACCGAGGAAACCACGGAGGAACCCGGCAAGGACTCCACGCCAGCCAAGGCCAAGAAGGCCACCGTGAAGGGGGCCTGATCATGCCAGCCTTTTACGCCGGCAAACGTGTCGGCAAACCATTATTGAACGGCCACACGTACAACGCCCTATTCAACGGCAAACTCGTATGGCCGCTGGACAAGGACACGGTGGTCTCCATCGAGATCACGGATGATAAGGGCAAGCCGCTGCCCAAGTCGCTGGCCGTGTCCGGCACTTTGAAACTGGGGGCGAAGGCCACGTATGCGGACGGTCATGTTGGCGACCTGCTCACCACCAAGAACGTGACGTTCACAAGCCGGGACACTTCCACCGCCACGGTTTCGGGCAACACGCTCACGTGGAGGCATGGCGGCACGATTCTCGTCACGGCCACCGTCAACGGTTTCACTTCCGCCGCCGTGTCCATCAGCGCGGCCTACGCGCCCGAGTCCATCAAGGTCACGGACGATTCCGGCAAACCCATCGACAACATCACCCTGCGCGTCGGCGAGAGCAAGAACCTCAAGGTGACGATCCTGCCCGATGCGGCATCGCAGGAGTATACGGCATCCATCAAGGATGTGAGTCTCGCATCAGTCAGACAACAGTAAGGGGCAATATCATGCCAACAACAACAGCGTTTAGGGGGGGGGCTAGTGTCCGCGCCCTCAAGGAGGGCGACACCTCCATCACCATCACCGCAGGCAGCATCGTAAAGACCATCCCGGTCAGTGTATGGGGAAACAAATGGGTGCTGCCCACCCTGCCCGCCACGCGCAACGGAATCACGTTCACCGCGGCCGGCGACGGCATGGTACACGTGAAGGGCACAGCGACCGACTGGGCGACCATCCTCGTCACCCAGGACCTGCCGGCCGGCGAGTACACGCTCGAACACACGCTCGCCGACGGTGTCGGCCCGTTCTGCGAGCTCAAATCCACGGACGGCAGGATCGACCTGTTCTCGCATGGCACGGTCAAGGCGACGCTCCCGGCGGGCGACTACCAGATGCTCGTCAGTGTCTCGCCCGGCAAGACCGTGGACGCAACCATCACCCCAATTCTCAGGAAACTCAACTAAGGCCCCGATATTGGGGCCTTCACCATAAAAGGAGGCCCCAATATGGGCGCACTATCAATAACCGGTATCAAACCGGGGTCCACGAGTCTGAAACTGACCGCCGGCAAGATTACGAAAACCGTGCCGATTACCGTATTGTCGCGTAACCTGCTGTCCTACGGTCCCGCGTCGGGCAACGGTCTGACCGTCACCGTGGCGCAGGACGGGTCGCTTGATTTCAGCAGCGGCACCGAATCGGTGCCATTGTACAAGGGCGTGCGCTGGGAGTTCGACGTGCCCGAAGGCATCGTTGGCGTGCCTCTCATCATCTCCTACACGGGCGATGTGCCCGGAAACCTGGTCATCGGCCTCTACGCCAACGCGAATAGCCTCGGCGGCGTCTATCAGGGGAAAAACAACACCGTGGTCACCATCCCCAAGGGGACCACACGCGTCGAGCTGCGCATCTTGCGTGGCGGCGTCACGGCCGGCAGCGTGTCGGGCAACCTGAAAATCCAACTCGAACTCGGGAACACCGCGCACGAGTGGATGAAACCCGATGTCACAAGCCTTGAGGGGGGGGTGTGAACTAGCGAACCTGTATCCGCGTGTCACCGGACTGCCTATAACATTAGGCACCGACCCGGGTGTTATGGTCACGGAACCATCGCCGGGCACGTACCGGTTCAAAGGCTCCACCACACAAAAGGTTGACTCGTGGGATATCCTGACATGTTCCGTCCATGTGGACGCGGGCACGTACACGCTGGACGCCACGGACTGGCCGCTGGGCGATAACTCATGGCTGATGGGCATACAAGCCCATATCTCCCACGACGACGGGAGCGAAGGAGCAAATGTGTTCGGACCTCGTAACTATGGGCCGAAAACCTTGAAGACCGGCACTCTCCAATGCAACATTTTCGTCAACACCACGGGCGAGGTCGATAAGACGTTCACTCCCCGCCTTTACAAGATCGACTGATTCTAGCCCCACACCATACCGTGTGGGGCTTTTTCATTGACGGCCCCGAGTGGGCCGTGACAATCCCGGCCCACGACCGTGGGCCACAAAACAATATTCACCTCAGAGAAAGGGGAAAAATTGGTTAAAAACAAGGACAAGCCGTGGTGGAAGCGTCTGCTCGCCAAGGGTACCGCGCTGGCAGTCGCCGTGTGCATGATGCTGCTCCCGGCGACCGCGCACGCCGACATGCAGGGCATCGACGTGTCCAACTGGCAGTGCGGCATCGACATCGCCAACACGCAGGCGGACTTCGTGGTGGTCGGCACCACGTGGGGCACGGGACAGGTGTATAACAACTGTCTCGTGTCCGGCGTCAACACGGACGCCAACCGCATGATCGCCCAGGCACAAGCATCCGGCAAGGAATTCGGCCTGTACCATTACGCGATGGGCGGCAACCCGGAGGCGGAAGCCCAATTCTTCTATCGCAACACGTCGAACTATTGGCGTCACGGCATCGTGGCGCTCGACTGGGAGCTAGACGATAATCCCGCATGGGGTAATTGGGATTGGGTGCGCCGCTTCATGGCGGAATGCGAACGGCTCTCGGGCGGCGTCAAGCCGCTGCTCTACACCGGCCCCGTGGCCGGCACCATCCCCGGCGACATCCGCGCCAACTACGGTTTGTGGATCGCGCAGTACGCGAACATGGCCCCGACCGGCTACCAGGCCAACCCGTGGATGCTGGGCGCGTACGGCGAGGCCATGCGACAGTACAGTGGCACCGGCGTGGTCAACACGTGGAGTCCCATCGACCTCAACCTGTTCCGTGGCGACGCATGGCAGTGGGACCTGTACGCCAACCCCGCCGGCGGCTCCACGCCACCGGCCACACCGGCCGCGCCCGCACAGCCGAACACTCCCCCGGCCAACACCAACACGGGTGGCATCAGCCACGTCATGCAATGGGGAGAAACCATCTGGGGACTCGCCGTCGCCTATGATGCTTGGCCCCTGTCCGCGTGGCATACGCCCAGCGGTGACATCAACCGCTACTACGTGGGCGACGTCGTAACCTACGGCGGCGGCACCGCCCCCGCATCGTCCACCGGGGTCTCCAAGGTCCTCCAATGGGGCGACACCGTGTGGGATTTCGCCATCTCCCACGGCTACAGCGTCAACCGCTGCACCGTCCCCTCCGGCAACATCAACGTCTACTACCCGGGCGACGTGGTGACCTGCCGCTAAACCAACCGGTGCCGCCGTCACTCCCGACGGCGGCACCACCCATCATCATCCTTTCTTTGATCGGAGCAAACATGACCGACAGCAAAAACCCGGCCGACACCGGCGAAACACTCCCCGGCATCGACACGGGCGACTGGCCCGAGACAATCGACGTCACCCATGACGTGCCCGACTGGCTCATCCCCAGCCGCGTCTACGACATCCTCAAATGGCTCGGCCTCATCGTCCTGCCCGCACTCGCCCTGTTCGTCAACACGGTCGGCCCCGCATGGGGCTGGCCCCACGTGGACGCCATCGTGACCACGCTCAACGCGCTCGGCATCCTCGCCGGCACGCTCATCGGCGTCAGCGCCATCAAACAACGCCTTGACCTCGCCGCGTGACGAGAGGGTGCAACAATCGCGCGTGGATGTTAAAAAGCGCGTGAGAATTTGCGGATGGTCTGAAAATTGCAAACGACGGTAAAAATTACCGCCCACGAAGTCCTAATGGAATAATTCACGACCCGTTTTAAGACTCGGCCCCGCCCGGCATTGCAGGCAGCTCGCACAGAGCTGGACTGCGGCCGGACGGGGCCGAATTTTACGTTTTACGGGGATAAAAAAACAGTGGCGGCGGAATCACGAAGACTCCGCCGCCACTTTCAATCCGTGTCGTGGACTGAACCACTTCAATCCTGTCATAGACCAAAGCAAATAAATTTCAATCCGTGTCGAAGATTGGGCTTCGAACCGCCATCCATGCGCCCATCAGCATGGCGGCGACCGGTATGATTCTACGCCTTTACTCGTCGCGACCCGCCGCCACGCCGTCATCATATGCCTCCTTCAGCAGGTCAACGATCTGCGCGAGCTGTTCGGGCGTGCAGGTATCAATGAGCGACGGCGTGAGCCTTTCCCACAGTCGTCCGAACGTGAGGGTGTTGTCCCCCCATTTCGACAGGCGTCGTACCCGCTCGCCCCGGGCGATGGAGTTCTGCTCCGTCCTCGCGAGACCACCCATGGCCTCGCGGTTGATGACCTCGGACGGTTTGACGCGCCTGTCGTCGGGATAGGGCTCATGCTCGTCGACCACCCAGTCGCGTCCGATCTTGTGGGCGGTGCGAAAGCCCCCGCGCTGGGCGAGCTGTCTGACCGACACCGGGGCCTTGCCATGCCGCCCCGCATATTCCTTCAATGTGATCTCCGCCAT